GTCGAAGATGGCATCCTTTAGAGCCTAAGCTATCCTGATAATGGCGTTAGTAGCATCCGCTGTCGGGAAAGTAATCTGGAAATCACCCGCTGTAGATGTCTTATCACCACCAAAATCAAGTACCGCAACCGCAGGGGTAGACCCACCTGCTTGATAAATTAAAGCCCCAGCAGCGGTAATTGTCGCCGTAGTCCACGTAGTTGTACCAAAACTAAGAAACGCCGTAGTACCCCCAGTAGTAGGGTTGGTAGAGATAGACAGCGTGTTACCACCCGCAGTATACCCTGTGCCCGTGACTTCGTTGCTTGTAGTGTACGCAGTAGTAGCAGCGTCCAACGACGCGCTAGACGTATATAACGCGATCTTATAAGACTGCGCTGTGTCACTACTAAAATCCATTTCTCCGTCAAGTAATGCTTGCTTGAACGAAGTACACATTGCCTGTGTAATTGCCATGTTAAACTCCTTAAGTTACTGGAACCCGTAATTGCCCTGAACGAAACGCATCTTCGCGCAGTTTGCCATCCCCAAGATTCTTGAGTAGGCCAATAGCCTGTAAAAATAACCGCTCATACAGAGCTACAAGATCAGGTTCACCTTTCATAAACCGTATTGCTTCAACTAACGCACCATTCAATAATGCACTGTCAAACTCGTTACCTAGCCACGTAGTACCTGCGGTCACGATAGACTCAGGATAATACCCGTAGTGTAGCTCTACTGAGTACCCACTATCAGGTGTCGGCCCAACAATAAACGCATCGTCATTGAAGTATGCGTAGTGTACAGGCAGTCCAGTAGAAGTAGCGTTAGGGTACGCCTCACGTATAAAGTTAACGTCTTTGTTAATGAGGTACGAGTAGTTACCACTGCCGTCAATCACGGCTAACGAATACGACCATAGGAAATCAGACGGTGTATCTAGGTATTTGTTGTCTGTGGTCAACGAACCAGTAACGTTTTTACGTAACGCAGGAATCTGTACAGTGTTGTATATCTTCTGTTCTGACTGTTCAGTGAACAAAGCGAGCTGGTCATCTGTAAAACTTGTTTCACAAATGTCCTGAATATCTGCTTTAAGCTGCGTGTAATTCATGGTTTAAGCCATCGGCCCTCGACACATAAAACCTTTAGTCGCAGCGCCAGCACCGCGCATCTTAACACCGGACGTTTTAACGCCTTTCATGCTTGGCTTGGGGCCATAAGACTTAACACCTTTGTCTTTATGTACTTTTACTTCATCCATGCCAAAAACGTTTTTAGGGTTATACATCGTACTACTCCTATGTAATCGTTATTGTAACTGTACCTACTGATCCAGTAGCCACTAAGTCGTTAGGGGTTAGACCAAACGGATCATTTCCGCCACCTACAGGGTTCCAACCCCACTGTATATCTCTACTACTATAAACTCCTGACGTACCTAAACTTCTATCTGGTCTAGGATTTCGTATTGCCTGTGGATCACTGACCGGGAACTCACCTAGTTTAAGCTGTGGTTGCCCCGGATTCCAACACTCTGGGCACGCTTTTATCTGCGTTTCTCTATCCTTAACAATCAAACTCTTCAACTCTTTCAGTTTGTACTGGAACCCACACACATCGCACATGGCGATGGCTTTCTTATCAGAAGCAAACCGCGTACCCATTGTTAGATCCTACCTGCGCGAGGTACAAACCTGATCGGGGCTTTTTCTCTGTCTTCTCCTGCCGCAAGTTCAAACTGTTCTTCGTACGCTGCTTTAAGCATAGGTACTCTTTCCATAAACTCAGGAACTTTCATAGCAATATGGTAGGCCAGACCCGCTACTAAACACGGAAAAAACCTAAAATTCATGTCGGCTGTCTCGATACCGTTACCTGCGTCTTGTACACGCCGCATACGCCAATAAATTATCTTGTAACTCTCAACATTGTCCGGGACGGGCCATACAGTTACCGAGGGGACTTGTTCCCAGTACGCTGGTATAGCGGTACCACCCACGGTATGCGTCGCTGCTGTGGTGCCCTGCTGGCCTCTGAAGCAGTTCTGTAACACGTTACCGGTAATGTAACTGTAGTTAATAATCTCGTTCTCTAACTTGATAAACCCCGCAGGAGGTAGACCAGCCACCCCACTTAGCGTGATTGTCGTATCTGTGCTGGATGCGGTAGCAGCTAACGTAAGACCTGTCGGGTAAGTTTGCCCACTATCTCTGTGCACGACGACTTGTATAGGACGCGCTTGAGTTATCTTGTTTGGTATTGATGAGTACGTACTGATACTAATCCGACTCAAAGTTAAGTCAGACTGTGTGGTTGTGTTGTTCGCACCCGTCCGAATAGAGTGTTCTAGTAAGTCAATCGTGTCATCCGGTAAAGCGTACGTAGACTGCCCCTGCACGAGATCCAGTGACCCCTGCTCAATAGTCCACATATTAATGCCACGGTTCTGCCACTCAATCGTCATCAGATTCATAGAGCGACGTGCAGTCTGGAGATCATACCCAGACCGTAACTCACGCCCAGCGCGTTCCCACGCCTCTTCAGCGATGTCTGTGAACGGCATATTAAATGCTGTTGTGCCTGATGTAACCATTATTTTTTCCAGCCGTTTCTAGCTTTTTCTTTAGCCTTCTTGGATAAATCCCCGTAGTGATACAGTTTTTTCGATGTTCTAGACATGTTTTTGCCTGTCATCAACGTACCATCAGGGTGTTTGTGCATCCCACCTTTATGTTCTGCACCATCCTTGAAGTAATGTTTTACACCTTTAGCCACTTCGTTTCTTCCTACGTAGCGGTGTTACACGCTTCGGTTTACCCGCTGGTTGACCCAGTTTCTTCTTCTGGGCTATCCGTTTGGTCTTCTCCGCTTTGGTCATTTCAGAAGACGTTTTAGGTGTCTTGGCAGATACCCGCTTTGTAGGTCTACAATACGGTGTACCACGCTTTTCACCCTTGGTTCGTCCACAGGCTTTACCTGTACGAACGTCCTTCCAGTCTTCCTTGAACCAACGTTTTAGGGCTGCACCCTTTGCAGTCTTTCTAACGGCCACTCTTATTACCCCAGTTCTTAGCGCCTTTTTTACGACACTTCGCAATAGCACCTGAAGCATAGGCGGACGGAAAGACTTTGTAGCGTGACTTAACTTTGTTATAGCACGCGTCTTTAACCGAACCGCCTTTTTTATAGTAGCAACGCATTAGCTACCTTTCATACTTACCATTTTGGCTTTACGAACGCCTTTGGTAGCACAACCTGCTCCACGGACTTTTCCACCAGACTTGTAGATTTTACCGCCAGCTTTTCTACCACCACCGCCTCTGCGGGTAGAACCTCTACGGCTTCGGGCTGCTGCTTGACGACGCTGTTCAGCAGTGGGATCACTAATACGTCGGGGTCTACTCTCTTCAGGCATAGGTAGTCCGTTTGCGTCGATATATTCCGTCAAAGCACTTGGGCTACCCGTAACACCAGCGCGTGGGTTAGCCATACCAACAGGCATACGTCCACCACGTTGGAATTTCATAGCCTTGTCACCAGCAAACTTACGTCCGCCCATTGACTTCTCCATGCCTTCACTTTCATCACGACGAGATTTCATGGACTGCTTTTTCTTACCGTTTTTAGCGCCCATAGAATCATCTAGGCGAGCATTATATCCTTGCTTCTTCATGTTCGTTACACCACCTTCGTTTAGTTTTTTTACTCCACGACCCTTTAAAATGTCGGCTTGCGTAACCTTACCGTCGCCAGTTAGGTCAGGAAAACCACCAGATTTATACTTCTTCATCTTCATGAATTTCTTTCCAACATTTTTTGGGACACCAACTTGTTTAGCGAATTTAGGGTTGTTAGCTACCGCCGCCATAAACCGCTGTTGTTTTTTAGACTTAGCGGGCATCAGCAGTTCCACTTCCGTAAACTTTTGTTAATCCTGCTATTCGGATCATTCGCTGTTTTAGCACTAGTATTACGCTTCTTCATACCTTTCATACGGGCACAGAAGGACTTGCGGCGTTTGGC